CTGGAGCAAATCTGTTTCTATCATACAGTTTTGCTCCAATTTTGTATAGGTACCCACTATCTACCGTTTACGCAAAAACCTCTTGTGGATTTTGCAAATCAGGTTTCGGATACAACAGATTTAATTGATATGAAAACTATGGCGAAATTACTGAAAGATAATAATATCAATATTGGAAGAAATCGCTTGTTTGAATTTTTAAGAATTAAGAAGATTCTTATGAAAGACAACCAGCCTTATCAGCAATATGTTGATGCTGGATACTTTAAAGTTAATGAATATACATATACTAATTCTTTTGGACAGACCAAGACTAACAGGCAGACATTTATTACTGGGAAAGGACAACTTTATATCACAAAGAAAGTAAAAGAGTTTTGGGCAGCTTGACCACTGCCCTACCCTCTTCCATTGAATGAATTGTTTTATTGGGTAAATATAATTCCTATTATTGGCAACAGTTTCTTACTAAATTTTCAGCATCTTCTTTTCCTAGAATAATATAAGATGTTAATAAATTACCATCAATTACATTTCCATCCATTTTAATAACATATATTTTTTCTGTGTTATTATGCGCTTTTAAGTAGTTTATATTAATATTAGTCGTTATATTAAAATTGGGTACATCTTGACCTTTTTTACTATGATTATCTAAATTATAAAAACTTGTTAAACATGTTCCAGTAAAAATACTGCCTAATTCATACATAAATGCTTCTATGAATATATCAAAATAATCAGTATACTTTGGATATTCATTTTGAATTATATCATTTACATAGTTTTTAAATATCTGAGAAAAACAGAGTAATATACTTCCGTTTAATGTTCCATAAAACTCGACAATAACATTGTACTTTTGTCTCGTATTTATATTTTTTCTTACCTCTAAAATATTTGCTTCAATCAGTGATTGAGGTATATCTGCTATTACTCGTGTATTAAAAATAGTTGATATATTTGTAAAACCAGATGCCATTGCAATAAAAGTAATTTCTTGTAAAGCATCTGTGAATATCTCTTTCATTCCTAAATATTTATCTGAAAAAGAAAGGATTACAGCGTCAGTACTATTTCTTGCAGTAACATTTGAATAATTTTCTTGTATCTTCCTTTTATCTTGAGATAATCTAAAAGATTTATAAATAACTCTTGTATCAAAATTGGGGTCATTTGAATATTCGCTTCCTACAAAATAAATTACTTTTTCCATTTCAAATATTCCATATAGTAACGTAAGGGAAAAACACAGCAAACATACTATTATGGCACCAAAAATACCAAAATTTTTTAATAAATTTTCAAATGGCGAACTAAAGTATGAAAATAAAGTTATTACTGCTATCAACGATGGAATTGAAAATAACAAGAATCTTTTTACACATTTTATCCAGAAGTCTTTTGGCATAATATTTATCTCCTTTATAACACAAAAAATTAGTTTCAATATTTATTAAAAAGGAACATTTGTTGCATAAGAGACAATATATCATTATTCCTATTGAACCATTTAACAGATGAGAAAATATAAATGGTGGGAATTCCAATATTTTAATTCAATTCATTAATATTTATATTCTCAATCATGTTTTTAATATTGCGAATTTATCTGAATCAAGTTTGATTATTTCTCCTCTTCTGTACTACAATATTATAACATATGATTTTAGAAATGGCTAGTAGCTTAATTGGTAAACATCTAACTCTTATTCAGAATGATATAGATTCGAGCCTTGCTATTCAGATTTCAAATAGTCACCATAGCTGTCTTATTTATTGAACAATTATTTTGGAAATGAACGGATAGTGAGCATTCGGTTCAAGGAAAATAAAATAAGAAATATAGAAGTAAATAATAACGACTATGAGAGAATCGTTTTGTGTTCATTACGCAAGTAGTTGTATCTGGCAATAGAAATAATCAGAGTAGCTACCGATTATGGGTTACTAACCTCACCCACTCTCTCGCTGTTTAATGCGGTTTTGAGGTTAGGGAAAGAAAGTTAGCGTCAAAAAGGAATTGACAAAATGAAAAGTAATTATTCCAAAGAACATACTATTGAATTATCAGAAATTATGTATAGAGATGAGATTTTAGAAAGTTGACTGTTGAACCAATCGGCTTAATTTATTTGAAAGGAAGTGGCAATTATAGCTATAAAAAAAGAAACCATTAAAAAGAAATGCCCTATTTGTGGCGATGATAAGTCTATTGCCACTGGATTTTATAAATCATCTAGCCCGCTATTTTCATTAGAACATTGTGTGCCAATATGTATTTCATGTGTAAAAAAAGAAGTTATTAATAGAGATGGTACAGTTAATGAAAACAAGTTAAAAACTATGTGCCAGAGATTAGATAAACCATATTACATAGATGAATTAGATTCAGCTTTTTTGCAATGTAAAAAAGAACATGGTTATTTATCTGATGATGAAGTTGCTAAATATGGAAATGAAATTATTGGATTTTATTTCAAAAATATAAATACATTAAGACAAAATAAAAATAAAAGTTTTTCCGATTCTGAAAAAGATGGTTTTGTTCATAAAACAGTTAATACAAATGCACAGAATAAAAAAGAGCAGACATTGCAAAGATATTCTGATATAAAAGAAAAAAACATATTAACTACTAAGCAAGAAACAAATATCAAATGGTCAAAAGAAGACAAGCAAAATATGAAATATACAATATCCAAACTTGGGTATGACCCGTTTGAAGATGTAGGGTTAGATGAATTTGATAGAAAATATTGTTTTAACCTATTATCAGGATATTTTGATACACCTGGGATATTGGAGGATGGACATAAAAAACAGTGTGTTATTGAAATAACTATGTCATATTGTCAATGTAGAAAAATAACAGATGAATTGAATACAGAATTGTCTAGATCAGATTCTAACGAAAAAAGAATTGCTTCTCTTACTTCGGCAAAAACATCACTGCTCTCTTCTATTGCAAACATTGCTAAAGATAATAATATTTCTTCAAATTATAGCAAACAATCTAATCAAGGACAGGATTCGATTTCTTCGATGATGAAAGAAATGGAAAAGAATGATTTTCAGGAAATAAAGTTAAATCTATTTGACATAAAAACAAGCGAAGCTTTTAGACAAATAGATGAAATCAGCAATACTAATATCGCAAATCAATTGACTCTTGACAACAGTGATTACAGCGAAATTGTCAAGGAGCAACGAAATCTTATTAAAAAGTATGAGCAGTCTATAAATAAATTAGAAGAAGAAAATAGATTGCTAAAGAATAAGATTATCGATTTCGAATTAAAGACGAGGTGATTCTTATGGAAATATATTCGCCTATGTCAAAGAAAGAACTTAGTCAAAGAAAAATTGAAGAATATACAAAAATGGCTAATCTTGTGCAATGGGGGCGTAAGAATCCTGTAAAATTTTGCGAACTAGCATTTGGAATTAAGCTAATCGATTACCAGGCCTACTGTTTTATGCGAACATGGTCTGTACAATATGCATTGTGGGCAGAATGTCGTGGTGCTGGCAAAGATACACTAATGGCCGCATATAACATGACGCGACTTACCCTTATACCAGATTATAGCATATATGTAAGTTCAAATACTTATGCGCAGTCTGTGGATTCCTGTAACAAGCTAAAAGATATAGCTCTCAAACGCATACCGTCATTTGCGAGTGCCACTGACATATTTGCAAGAGAAGTTGATAGGACTGGAACGAATAGTGATACAGGATTCTTGCAAGCACCTACTTTCAAATTTAGATTGTTTAACAATTCAAAGATGGAGGCTCTATCCTCAAACCTTGAGGCAATTCGCGGCAAGCGCGGGTCGGCTTGGTTCAATGAAACTGCGTGGAAGACGGCAGAAGAACTAGCTGTTGTAGAGAACTATGCAAACGTAGATAGCAACTTTTCCACTAGTACAAAAAAAGTCAAGTATCATCAGCCCCGACAAATGCCATTACAACTTCTATACACGTCTTCTGTTGGCGATGTTACATATCCGTTTTTTGAAAAATATAAAACTTTCTATAAAAAGATGTTGGTAGGAAATAGTAATTATTTCTGTTTTGATTTAAATGCATATGATATTTTATATCATTCTACCATTGATGGAAAACCAATAAAATCCCATTTAAGTGAAGATATTATCAAAAAGGCTATAGAAGAGGATCCTGATAATGCAGATGTTGAATTATTTAATAAATTCAGAAAAGGTGGCGGGTCAAATGCAGTTGTTACTATGGATGAACTTATTAGAAATTCCACAACTCGCAAACCACTTCTATATAATGATACTGGAAAGAAGAGGTTTATTTTTTGTTATGACCCTGCAAGGAATTTTGACGGAAGTGTATTGTCAATTTTTCAGGTCATTAATGATAAAGAAGTCGGATATAAATTAAGGCTTGAAAATGTAGTATCTATGGTGGATCAAAATGCTAAGAACAAAACCCCACTTCCAATGCCGGCACAATTAGAAATAATCAAAGAATTGATGATAAAATATAATGGTGAACGTGCAGCGGAATGGGAAAACATTGAATTCTATATTGATGCTGGAAGTGGCGGAGGCGGCATAAGCGCAGTCGCTGACCAATTGATGGCTGACTGGACAGATAAATATGGAGGTAAGCATAGGGGAATAATAGACCCTGACCATAAACAATATGAGACAGCCAGAAAAAAATATACTAATGCTATGCCAATAGTCCATCTTGTAGATCCACAAGGTTATAAGAAAATTATGTATGATGCAGTCTCTAAAATGGTTAAACTGAATCTTATTGAATTCGCAAACTATGATAATAAAGATTATATAATGGTTGAGAATAAAGAGGGTGGGTTTGATTCAGTAAAACTTACACCAGATGAGCAATTAGCATTAGCACAAATGCATATAGCGAAATTGCAACTTTCATATATGTGTAGGTATGATACTCCTAATGGCGGCGTTATATACGAATTAGCTAAAGATAAAAAAGGGCATGATGATCATGCTTATACAATGGCAGAAGGCGGATATGCGCTTGCTATACTACGGAGAAGCGATTTGTTACATAAACCTAAACCATCAAATACGCACTCTTCTATCCTCGCTATGGCAAGAAGGCCATCAATAGCAAGGAGACATAAATAACAAAATATACAGCAGACGAGGGAGGTGAAAAGCATAAGCGCAAAAAAAGATAAGGCAGATTCTGATAAAATAACAAATGAACAAGCATTGGAAATATATAATAATGATAAACAGCAATTCTCTGATTTAACTTCTGGAAAAACAAAGTCTATGGATTTTGCAAGAATTAAGCGACTAATTTTGTCAGAACTATCATTGAATAAATCTATACGTCCGCAACGTATTTTTACTTTTACTAGGCAACAAATACTTAATATGTGTCAATATCCAGAAAGGTATGGAACTCAAATACTTAAGCTAATGGATTACATGTACCAGAAATCAGGATATATGCGTAGGCTTATAGATTATTTTTCTAACATGTCTAAATTGAATTATTATATAGATACTGAAGTCACGGACGTTTCTTTTTTTAAAGTGGATGAAAAGAAATTGAAGAAAAGTTACATCAATTTCGCCATCCAGTCTAGTAAGTTCAATCTTTCGAATGTTGTCCATGATATTACGAAACGGCTGTATTTGAATGACGCTTGCTATGCATATGTTATTGAAAATGATTTAGATATCTCCTACTTCTTCCTAGACCCTCGTTATTGTGAAATTAGAAAAATTGTAAATGGAAATGTCTATGAGTTTGCAATTAACCGCAGTTTACTGTCAGACGCATATTTTGCCTCTCTCCCTACAGAACTACAGAGACTGTTAGAAGTATCAAAAGAATTATCCAAGAATAATCTTATTGATATTCCATACAAAAATGGGTTCTGCCTAAAATATAATAATAATTTTCTACATTTGTTCCCACCATTCTTCCCTATGTGCGCCGATATATTGCTGATTGATGAATATAAGGATCTTGCCAAAAGCAAAGCCATAAACGATGCCTATAAACTATTGGTATTGCCTGTGCCCATGAAAGATGGTGAAGTTGCAATGGGGGACGGGATGCTTGCTCCATATGTGGAGACTGCACTCAATGTTGTACAAGAAAACATTGGAGTACTACCATATCCTGGCAAAGTAGAATCTGTGGAGTTTTCATCCAGCAACTCAGATGATAGGGACAAGGTGGCAGATGCCACAAAACAAATGTACGCGAATCAAGGTGTTAGCGAGGCCCTTATGTCAGGAGCATCCAGTGGATCGGAATTGAAGTTATCAATTACTAATGATAGCGCCGACATTTTTAGGATTTATAGGATGCTTGAAAACTGG